TTTGCGGTGGGTGCACCTTTGGAACCCGGTTTACGCATCTTCTCCCCACTACCCGCAGCAATACGTTTGCGTTTAGCGTGGATATTCTCATATAGACCTGCCATTACCATTTCACCTTATTTGCCCAGTACGCCGCCGAACACTTACCTTTTGCAATATTCTTTGCATGACGAGCTTTAAATGACTTGCGTCTGGCTTTTTCTTTCTCAGACTTAGGGGCTTTACCCGCACCACTAACTCCCTGTTGTCCAAACCTAATAGTTTTAATACTGCCGTCTTCACACTTAGCAACTACTACGTGAGACTTAGTGGGGTGGTTAGGAGTCCTCTTCGGCTTGTTGTAGCCGCTTACTCCTGCTCTTTCCAGTCGTGGGTCTTTCTCCCTTGGCATTATTGATTTCCTCTATCTGGCGTTTCAAGTCCTCTAACTGCGCCCAACGGGGTTGGAGAAACCTGTCTACTTGGCTCAGGAGAACTTGGAGTTCTTTGTCTGTCAACATTTTCTTTACCTTTAATTTGTCGTTCTTTCAGAAGAGTGTCTGCAACACGCATACGGCGTTCAAACTCTTTGTCTTCTGCGTCCCCTTCACGGAGGTTCCTAGTGATTGCGTTGATACGGTCAATCTCTAGCTCCATAGGTACAGCCTGTGCTTCTGCAGCCAACTTAGAAGCTCTAGCGGCAGACTCTTGAGCCTGTGCACCTAGTGCTGCTGTTTGTGACTGCTGGAACTCAATCTGCGCCTGTTGTGCTGCCTGTGCCATCTGCTGTGCTTCTGGGTTAGGCTGCATCGCTTGTTGCATTGCTGCAATAAGTTCTTCACGATTAGACAAGTTCATGTTGTCTATGATGGACTGAATTAGCGTATTGTACAACGGTGAGTCTTTCTGCATAGTCTGTAGTAGTTGTACAAGCTGTGTGACTTCGTATTCCCTTGCGATGATACCTAAGCTGCTAGTAGCGTTGAACTTGTAGTCAGCCACTGGGTAGTTCTCAGGGTCAAACTGCATGTAACGATAGGCTGCCTTCTTGACAAAAGGTATCAGGAAGGACTGCTGGAAGTTAATCAGTGTACGCTTATGGCGCTTAATGATAGCACCAAGAGACATACTAATACCAGCAGCCGTTGCTTCTCCATTGACTGAACCCGCAATACCAGCAGAGTCCACGGCACCAGTAGCTTGTTGTACCATCTGCTGTAAAGCACTTGCTTGAGCAAACGTGATCTGGCTAACTTGTCCAAAATTAAAAGGCTGTAGTACTTCACGAGGATCTCCGTTGGTTAGAATCATCTTACCCGGACGTACTTCTGGTTTAGCACCGCGTGGTAGCCTCGTGGCGTCAATAGCCAGCATTGGGTGAATCGTGAGGCTCAGGGCGTCAATCCTAGCTCGTAACTCAGTGTCAAGAGCTTTCTGTGAGTTGTAACCTTTTTCACACACGCCACGACCCCAGAACCTTCCGGGTACTACGTCCCACGGGAAAGCAACTACAGGTCTGTCCTGCATCATGTAAGGGTTAGCCTCTGCTTTTAACAGGACTCCACCATTGGCAATCACAACTACTGCTTCTACGTACTTAGAGTTAGGCTTGCTTTCCGAAAGCTCTACTACTTCTGTTTCTTCTTCGTCTTCTTCTTTTGTAGCGTTCTCTAGTAGTTCTCGTGGCACTAAGCCGTAGTACTTCGTCAGACGAACTTTGTCGTCACTAAAAACTGTGATGTCTTGGTCAGGCTCTAAGTCAGAGTCAGGAGCAGCACTACCTACGTACACGTCCCTGTACACGCCCTGTTCCTGCAGTAGCTCTACCTGATGTAAGCTCACGAACTCGTCAATAGCCACACCCATGGCTTCTTCAATGCTGGTGGCTACAGGGTCAATTAGGAAGTTCTGAGGCATCACGGGCTTGAGTTTAACCTTAACTCGCTCCATGATGTTGACACCGACTGCCTGTAAGTCACCACCCATGATGGGCTGTGTAGCCGGGACCATCTCTTTCATTTCCTCAATAACAACCTCACCAATACCTACGCCAAACACGGCTGCATTGATGAGACACTCTGCTACTGCTTTACGAACCTTGCAGTCCTCAAAGTCTTCCGTGAGTTTATTACGTAGGAACAACACGTCCTGCTTTTGGGAATCACCCATGTTGTCACTTACGTCAAACCACTTGCCACGTCCAAAGGTGGCTTCTTCCATCTCAGCAACATTGGACTCTACTGCTTGCTGCAACGCAGGTGATATAATTCTGGATCTTTCTGAAGCTCTGTCGGAGTCTGCAGGGTCCCAGATACCACGCCAGAGTCTGTAGTACTCGTCAAAACGTGCCTCATAGTTTGACTCGTAGTGGTCACGCCAGTCTTCACACTTGGTGATTACCCAGTCTTCAATAGATTCCTCTATCAACAAAGGGTCCTGCTCAAATATTTCACTCATATTAGTATCCTGCTACTACGTCTAAAATTTCATGTTCGTCGATTTCGTAGTCATAGTTATACGCTACGTTTGCTAGTTGATCTACGTAAGCTAAAGCATCAACCAAGTCGTCGTGAGTTAGTGGATCAGGGAATTGAAACAGTTGGTCCAAGAACCTAGAGTTCCACTCGCCTCTATTGAGTGTCACAAAGCCATTCTCAAACCTGCCCTGTAACGCCCACATCACCCTGTCAGTCTTTTTCTTGTTACCGTGGGTTAGCTCTTCAACTCTAAAGAACGTCCCGTAACGCTTCTGTAGGTCCGTTAGAGGAGACATTACTGCTTGCTTTGCTATGCCTCTTTCGATACCCACACTTACTGGTTTGTAGTCCCTGACAGCCTGAAATATTTTAGCTGCAGTTTCGTCTAAACTCCAACGACCGTATATAATGTTTTCCACGTACCAGCCATTAGGATTAACTTTTACTACTGCTATAGCTGTCTCGTCAAGCTTAGTGTTCTTAGTTCGTTTCTTGTTGACTTCTTCAAAACCTGCTAAGTCAACAGCTATGTAGTAGTCTCCTTCGCCAGAACCCTCGTCGTCAAACTTTACCCAGTCCTCTTTAAACATTTCTGACCCACGAGCTTCAAATGACGCCATAAACTCCTGACGAAACGCATAGCTAGACATAGACTTTTTAGCAGTGTTAATTTCTTCGGGGTCAAGTATTGGGTTGTCATAGGAAGTAAAGTGCCATGCTTTGTAAGTCTTGTCGTCTCCTAGTTCAGCGTACTTGTACAGTTCGTAGAAGTGGTTGCGACCCATAGGCGTACCTATGAACATAGCACAACCTTTTTGGTCAGCCAGTGCAGGTCTTAGGATCTGCTCAAATACGTCAGGCTTCATGTCTGCGTACTCATCCAACACTAGAAACTTCAGTGACACACCACGCATGGTCTCTGGTCTGTCGGCACCTTTGAGGCTAATGGTGGCACCGTTGATTAACTTAATCTGCAGGTTGTTAATATGACTACCTGAGATTACAGGGTGACCAAGCTCTAGCAGAGTCTGCCACATGATGTCTCTGGCCTGACCCTGTGTTGGCGCTACGTAGAACACATGGCCTCTTTCGGCCTGCAAAGCGTTCACAATCAGCAGCCAAGCAGCAAGTCTTGATTTACCTGTACGTCTACCTGCTGCTACTATTTTAAATCTAGTGTCGTCAGCCCAGACTTCCTGCTGCCACGGCAGTAACTCAATGTCTAAGTCCGTCAAAAGTTAAGCCTTGGGGTAGCTGGTACTAATTCAAAAGAAATGATACTGACAAACGTAGAAGCAGCTTCAGGAGTTAAGCTCAATGTGTCTCCTTCTTTTGCCACTAGAAACTCACCGTACTGACCACCAAACTCTAGGAAGTCTCCTGAACCAACGTTTTTACCCGCTAAGAAATCAATATTGACACCACTGTGTACCCAACGTGCATCAATGTTTTTACTACTGCCTGTAGTGTTAGAAATGAATAAGTAAGTAACGATTGCGTCGTAACCAGAAGGAACATCAAGGATAGTGTTGCTACTACCTGCTGTTAGAGCGTCTCCGTGAGAAAACTTCATTAGTACAACCACATCACAGGAGTTGTTCCTCGTGTGTCCACGTGCACAAATGTTTTTGCAATGCCTACGCCCGTGAAGCCAAGCTCAAGTGCCTTTTGTACAATGATGAAGCGATGGCCGCCAAAGCTGACTTGGATGTCTGCAGCAATGCCCTGAGCATGGGTCCCCGGAACTTCCTTGGCAGCTTCAATAGGATGTTCAATGGGGTGTCTATAACCACTCGTTATGACAAACGGGAACCCACACTCACCACGTAAACGATCAAGTTTCTGTAGGAACTCAGGTTCCATCTTGTTTTCACCAGTGACTTGACAATTGAACTCTTCCAGTGTAAAGAACTTAAGATTCATCTACTACTTCTCCTTCAATCACGTCACTAGGGTCGCTTACGTCTACAGAACCAACACCTGTTATGTTGATCTGTATGGCGTTTCTACTACCGTCCTTCACTACTTCCTTCTCAAATGCACCTACTGGTAGCATACGGTCCATAATTAGCTTCCAAGCAGAAGCCTGATTCTTATGGTCGTTGTCCAGTGCAGCATCAAAAATAGTCTCAAGGACCTTTTTTGACTTAGGTGAAGCCAACATACGAGCTTTGTACTCGTTGATTATAGCAGCGTCACCCTTTGGTCTGCCTACTTTACCCTTGTTACCGGGTTTTACAGCGGCTACTTCTGACTTCCGGGGTCTGCCACGACCTCTTTTTTTTAATTCAGTGGTCATAACACAAATTGTCCCTAATTACAACTATAGTATAACACAAGTCTTCACATAAGTCAAGCTATTTTTGCCTTTGGGCGGCACGAGTAACAACCACGTGTTGAATCAATGACTTACAGTTGTTAAAACATGGTGTAATATTCCTAATTTTCACCTATTTTGTGCCTGAGTAGGAACCACCACCGACGACATGAGTCAACCCCCTCCCCCGGTATCAACATTTGTCAGCCTGTGGATAACTTGTGGATAACTTGTGGATAACTTTTGGGGCTGACCATGGGCTGCAACACGAGATGCGACACGAGATGCGACAGGAGATGCAACACGAGATGCAACACGAGATGCAACACGAGATGCAACACGAGATGCAACACGAGAATCGACACGAGTGTGGGGGCTTATGTAGTAACCTTTGGAGTCCAAGCGCCTAGCATGACACGAGGCATAGCACAAGATACATCACGAGTAATTATAATGGTCTATCACTGTAAAAAATAGTTATGCTTAGGGGTTGCAATGGTCGCTCAATGGTGTACCATGGTCACATGCCTTGAGGTTAAGGCTTGCGGGAGAAACAAGTAGTCTTAGGGTCGTGCCCATGGCGCGTGAGTTTACCTAAGACCAAGCAAGCAAACACCATAAGGCACCTAAGCATAGCGCTTAGCTCGCTTCCAAGGCCATGGGATACCGGAAGCATAGCGAAGCTTACTAGCTTAGGACTAAGTGCTTAGCGGCTCGCTAGTACGGTCCGAGAATGCCTTCGGGTTGGTGTAAGGACTAAGCGAGTCACTGCTAAGCGCTGACCAATAGGGTCTATAGAGTCTCTATTGTTTAGCGTTTAATAGTGAGGTGAGACAATGAAAGAACACAAGCACGACTTTAACAAATTGAAACACGTTGCGACCAAATACTACAATGAGACAAATTGTTGCACGGTCATTGCGGTAGCGGTAGCAGCCAACGTAGGTTTTGGAAAGGCTTATCATGCGATGAAGCGAGAAGGCCGCAAGGATAGACGCGGCGCATGTTTTTCGCAGTACGCAAGGGCGCTTTCAAAACTAGGCTACACCGTAGAAAAACGCAACCTATACATGGGAAAAACACTGGTAGCAGCAAAGCGCCTATGTCCTAAAAAAGGGACTTTCCTGTTAGACTCCGGCAATCATGTAACTTGTATTCGGGATGGTGAAATGGTAGATTGGGCGGCAGACAACAACAGTAGAAAAAGGATAAGAAATATACACGAGGTAGTCAAAAGCTAAGACACTAAAGCATTGCCCATGTTGACAACGTGGGCTTTGCTGTAGTATCTTAAGCAACAACACAAACACAACACAAGGAGCGACACAAGATGAAACTAAGACAAGTCAAAAGCAACGTCACAGAGCTAACCATAGGCGAAACAACGATTATGTTTAGCTATCAGACGCCAGTTGCTGGCTATGATGACCACGGCGCATTCAGGACTGATCAGCACTACTCAGTGACCACCTCACGCCAGATCAATCAATATCTGGGCAAAGGTGTCGGACGTACAGTATCACAGGACTACATCAATTCACTAGTCGAGGTGGCGTAATGTTAAACACAATAGCAGTTGAAGCAGGGACGTCCCACAATCAATTTTGTTTGTATTGGCAAGACGAGAACGGTAATGGGTCAGAGTTTATTTGTACAGTCTACGGTTTTGAAAATGCGGTCAGGGTAGCAAATGGCATATCTGTCGATCAAGCCGAATACGTCAAGCATCCCGGCTCTAAGCCATTTCAAGAGGTAGCATAACATGAATATAGTATTTGAAGCCGACACCTACAAAGTACCAGCGTTTGCATTACCAGCGCTGGTCAATGATGACTACACTGGAATAATGGAC